GAGCTAGATGGGGGATCAATGATTCCAATCTTGCACACCGTCAAAGACCTGTCACCGTCGTAAACGCTCAAATCAACCGAGGAGCTTCTGTCCTTTCTCAGAGAGCAAGCCGTCATCGAGGTCGACTCGAAAATGGATGCCAAGCTCTGGTCACCAACAGAATTCGCGCCAGGTAAGCCCCGAGCCTCGGCCAACGCAATGCAAGTGCATTACCTTGTCTTGGACCTCGACTCGGTCTCCAAGGCCACGGTAAGCGAGACTTTCACGACGCTCAAACAGGGCGGGCTGGAATACATCGCCCACGGCACATACTCAGATTCCGATGAGGCCCGGTGTTTTCGGGTCATCGTGCCCCTTAGCGCTCCGGTACCTGCGGAGTACTGGGCTGAGTTTTTTCGCTCTGCGGTGGACTACCTGAGCCTGCCGACCTCTGGCGACGCGAAGTCCTCCGGCGACAGGGCCCGCATGTACTTTGCGCCATGCGACGGTGTGCAAATAGTGCACAACCCTGGCGAGTCCTTGAGGGTGGACGCAATCGAATACTACCGGGCTCCAAAGCCTGAGAGTATTGCCACAGACAGCCTGAGCGTAGTGCTTTCCGACCCCGACTCCCCCGTCAAGGGCTTCGACCTCTCGGAATTCGACCGCAAAGTACGCGCCAGGGCCCCTCAGCGCCCCGTCCTGAGGCGTTTAGTCGAATGCCTGGACGCCAAGCCCCCAGAGCCACTGGCGCCATCAGGGGGCCGAGATAACGCCCTTACGCAGGTATGCGCGGCTCTTAGTCACGTGGACTACGAAGTTCCCCCGTCGGCAATCGCCCAGTATCTCCGGCCCGTCCTCAACCAATGGGAGGACGACGAGTCGAAATCATGGCCAGACAAGGCACTCGACATCCTTACCCGGTTTCGCAGGCGGGATATCGAAGGGGTGAAGCGGCAGAATGCTAGTAAGCTCCAGCTGCAAGCCGCGGTCGTTCCGAAGTGGCGAGCCGAGGCCAGCCCTTCGATTCAGCAAGTCAACACGGGCGCCCTCCCGACGTATGCGCCGGAGGAAGTGGCTGACTGGGCTTCTGCGCGCGGCCTCACTGCGGACCAGCTGGCGAGACAAGCGGTAGTCCAACACTCTGAAGAGTACTACACCTTCTTTGGCGGGCAGTACGGGCTTAACCCAATTAGGGCGAGCGAGGCTGAATCCTTCCTTTGGCGGGAGCTTGCACCATGGCACGGGTTTCAGGGAAAGTTCAAGGTATTCGTCGAAAAGCGAGACCAGACGGGCGAGGCAGTCATTAGAACGCCTTTGAAAAAGGCAGCCTTGATAGAGCAGTTCGGCTCACGCGCGTCGCGTGTCGAGTACAGTTATCTACAGACTTACACAACTTTCAGCCCGGATGAGGCAAAACTCACACTAGGAATACCGCGTCGCATCACGGAGCCAGAATACAACCCGGAAATAGAGCAATGGTTGAGGCTGATGATTCCACCGGACGTGAGAAAGGACGTAGATGCGTGGCTCCACAAGCTGACGGACCTCTCGGTACCGCTTCCGCTGCTAATCTTGCAAGGTGAAGGCAACGCCGGAAAGGGACTGTTCGCCATGGGCTGCTCGCAGTACCTCGGCGCGCCTTACGTGAACGGACGTACAATCTACTCCGGCAGCCAGTTCAACTCGGTGCTTAAGCAAAGCCCGCTGGTATTCTTCGACGAATCACTACCCAACTCCTACAACTTCAGCCAGCTGCTGCGAGAGGAGATTACGATGGATGAGCGCCAAATCTCTGAGAAGTACCGAGGCGAGCAGCGCTTGAAGGGGTACTTGCGATGGTTGCACTCTAGAAACGACTTGGACGGGAAACTTTTCAGTCGAGAGCACCTCTCGGTACAAGACCTGAAAGCGATAGGCACTAGAGTTTTAGTGGTCAACGTGGCTTCCGAGGCCAAGGAATATCTCGAGTCAAACGGGGGATGGGGACTGACAAAACAGTGGGTCGACGAGGGGAAGATAGGGCGCCACTTTGCGGCCATCGCCGCAGGCTACAATGAAGGCGTGAGAGGCCAGAGGTTTTTCGTAGACGGTAACCTGCATAAAAAGTACGCGGTAGCCCAAGCGGTGCAAAACGACTGGACCGGCACTTTACTCCAGGTATGCATTCGGGCTTACCTCGACATGCCAATAGCAGAGGCAAAGGACGCTTTCATATACTCTGAGGACGGCCTCCTTGTTCGCCCCGGCATGCTTTCGGAATCCGAAGTCTGGGAAAAGTACGGCAATGGCGCACGCCCGCTAAGCTCAGTGTCAATTGGCAAAATACTCAAGAGTCTCGGCTGTAAGAAATTTGTTCTTGCGGCAGATAAGAGTACTGCTTACAGGCTCATACCTAACGCTTTGTGCCTAGAGTGGGTTACTCAGACTGATATAGGCGCGGCGGATGGGTTGAAGGATAGATGGAAGGTCCTCTCGGAAGGCAAACCAGCCCCCAAAGTCTACGCCACAAATCGGAGCGGCGAATGAAACTCCTAACAGAAGAATTCAAGGGGGCAGTAAGCCCCACTCGCATCGCAGGCTTCAACCTATGCCCCAGGAAATGGTGGTACAGTGAAATCCAAAAGCTCCCACAGAAAGATTCGCCTGGCAAGGCGCTTGGAACGAAGTGTCACAAGGAGCTTGAAGAGTATATGCTCGGCAATCGCGCCACCGAAGAGCTGTCAGGAGTGGCTAAGAGCAGTCTAGAGTTCCTTGATACGCTCGGGGCGGTGTATACTGAGTATGCCATAGAGTTCAAAACTACCAAGGGCGTGACAGTCACGGGCACTATCGACCTGGTAGACTTGGACAACCACAGAATCATCGACCACAAGTTTCGCAAGGATTTGAAAAAGTACGGCGCGAAGGAAGCTAAGCTGCTCGAAGACGAGCAAGCAATCCTCTACTCACACTGGGCGGCGGAGAATTTCAACTGGGAGACGGTGGGCTTTGTAATCAACGAACACTCGACCGTCGCGCCTTATATTTCAAAGCAAGTGCAAGTGCGATTTTCGCGTCAAGAGTTGCAAGAAAAAGCGGCCAAGTTATTTGACATCGTGGATGAGAAGATGTTACCGTTTGCTGAGCTGAGCGAGGCCAAAGCGGAGGGAACTCCAACAAAACCTTGCTACGCTTTTGGGGGATGCGACTACAACAAGCATTGCGTATACTCGCCTAAGTTCGAGGGGGGAACTATGGGAATTTTCAAGCTAGGGTCCGAAAAAAAGGTCGAAATTTCGACCGAAATATTACCGACGCCACCTACGGCTCCACCGCCATTGCTACCACCGGACGCGCCAGAGCGAGAGTACGTGCCAGGCGCAGACGAGGTACCCGCGTCGCCCGCCAAGAAACGCGCGCCCAAGAAAGCCAAGGCGGCGAAGGGGCCAGGCCCCGAGCAAATGACTTTGGAAAAGGTGAGTGCTTTGCGGGATGATTTAGCAGAGGGGGAAGACATGGACAAGGGAATAGAAATAGAAACGCCTGGGCCGATAGCTGACCGCGAGTTCAGAGAGCGCCAACTTAGGAATTTTCTGGCTGCTCAGCCAATTCCACAAGAAATCACAGTAGTTGAACCTCTTCAAGTCCTCTACATAGAGTGCTACACGAACGCCGGCGCGGTAGACTTGACCCAACTGGTGCACTCAGTAGCTCGTGAAATCGCTGAGAAGGCTGGTGTGCCCGACGTTCGCTTGGCGGCGGGGAAGGAATTCGAGTTCGGCAAGTGGCGCGCGGTGCTTAGCCAAGCGGTCGTCGCCAAGGTCCAAGCCTTAGCCCCAGGCCGCGCGTACATCGCCCGCGGGGACCTGAATGACGCGGTTATCGAGGGACTGTGCGCTATTGCGGCAGAGGTTGTCAGGGTGATGCGATGAGTTTAGAAAAACGAACGTCTTTGGACAGGAGAAGTCTTAACTTCGGCTACTATTTGAATAACAAAGGTGTTGCGTATTCCACCGCAGGCAATATTGTCTTTCTGCCTCAAGAGCACGGCAGCTGTGTATTAAGCCTAGAAGACCTTCAGAGCATCTTTCTAGATTTGACAGCTATGGGATTGTTTACTGCGAGAACAGTGCCTGAAGAAAGCGAGTCAGAGGATGCCCCTCTTCAAACTAAACCCGAGCCCTAAGCCTGCTACAGCAACCCCCTCGCAATCCCAAGGCCCGACTCGAGGCTACCTCGGCGTTCCACCGCCGGGGCCATCCGCGGAATTCTCACGCATCGACGCACTGCCTCGTCGCTCGGAAGCCCCGGTCAAAGACCTGAGCTTTCTCAGCAAACCCGTGAAAGCGTGCGACTGCGTGGCGCGCTGGGGTTTCTGCATACGCGAGCTGAATCTCGTGCAAAAGCAGGCGCTATCCGAACTGTCGGAGCGACGCGGTTTGCTAGCACCAATCGGCGTGGGCCACGGTAAGACTGGCATCGACGTGCTCGCCGCCATGGTAGTTCCAGTCGAGACGGCGGTGTTGCTCGTGCCTGCCAAACTCAAGAGGCAGTTCCTTACTCGGGACTATTTTCAGTGGAGCGCGCACTTTCACACACCGAACCTCGCTGGCGAATGCTGGGAGCCTGGCAAGCCTACGCTGCACGTGCTTTCCTATGAAGAGTTCTCGAACCCGAAAAACTCGGGACTCATTCGAACCATTAAGCCAGACTTAATAGTCGCAGACGAGGCCCACTCGCTGAAAGCCACTACGTCGTCGCGAACCAAGCGCGTGCGCCGGGCCATACTTGAGTTGAAGCCTAGGCCCATGTTCGTGGCACTCAGCGGCACCATGACTACCAAGTCCATCTTCGACTATTTCCACCTGGCAGACTGGGCTTTGGCTGAGAAGTCTCCCGCGCCTCGCACGTGGGAAGTCGCTAATGAGTGGAGCGGCGCGGTTGACCCCGTGCCATTCCAGGCCTCGCCCGGGGTGCTGGCAAAGTGGATGCAAGGCACCGAGTCAGCCGCAGCGGCCTTAGGCCGGCGCATACGCGAGTCGCCCGGCGTCGTCAGCACGCGCGACAGCTCGGTTAACATGTCGCTGTACCTGCAGGCAATCAAGACTCCCAAGCCCCCGCCTGAATTGGCGGCGATGATTGCGCGAGTCGAAGACACGTGGGAGCGGCCCGACGGTGAGGAGCTAGTTCAGGCCTTGGACCAGGCCAAGTGTGTTAGGCAACTCTCATGCGGGTTTTATTACCGGTGGAAGTGGCCACGCGGGGAGCCCGTAGAGTTGCAAAAGAAGTGGCTGGCAGCGCGCAAGGCTTTCTACGGCGAGTTGCGCATTAAGCTGAAAACCTCGGGCGAGCACGCCGATTCAACTAAGCTACTGGAGAACGCCGCGGCTAGGTACTACGCCAAGTACGAGGGCGACTTACCAGTATGGCGCTCGAAGTATTGGCCCGCGTGGGCTGAGATTCGCGATGCGTGCCAGCCTGAAACCGAGACGGTGTGGTGCTCGGATTACTTAGTTGAATACGCGGCAGACTGGGCTGAGAAAAACAAAGGCCTAGTCTGGTACGAATTCGGCGCGTTGGGCGAGCGGCTCAAGAAATACATGCCAGTGTTCGGCGCGGGAGCTGAAGAGGTGCTGGACGAAAAGGGAGACCGAACCGTGGCAGCGAGCATCAAGGCCCACGGCACAGGCAAAAACTTGCAACACGCTTTCAGTCGTGCTGTGGTGCTCGTGCCCCCGTCCGACGGGGCGACTTGGGAGCAACTGCTAGGGCGCTTGCACCGCCAGGGACAGAAAGCTGACGAGGTATGGTTCGACATCATGGCCAACACCGAGCCATTCAAGAAATCGGTGGCGACGGCACAGAAGCGAGGGGACTACATGAGCGATACTTTGAATCAGGAGCAAAAACTCTTGATTGCCACTTGGGTTTGATGTATACTAACTAGACCGGGCTTGGGGCCTGGTACTTGAAAATACTTGAAAGAAAGCTAGGGGAATACATGACACTCTCAATATTCAAAAACAACAAACAAATACCTGTATCAAAACCCTGGACCAAGCGAGAGGCAACGTCCAACTATACCAAGACGCCCCGCATCAGCGAGCTTAAAGGCAATTACATCGCTGAATTCACGGGCGTAGAAATCAAGTCGAACTCGAAAGACGGTACGGATTACGCCGAATTCCGCTTGAAAGTGGTGGACCCTCTCAAGAGCGAAATCGCAGTTGGCGCCGAGGGCGTTTATACACTCGACTTGCTGGGCAAGCTCAACATCACGACCGAGAAAGTTGGCATTGCCAACGCTCGCATTCGCGGGCTCATCGCAGCGCTCTATGGCTTGGACGTCGCAAACGATGGTACTCAGATGCTTCAAGCCCTTCAAGAAATCCTCCCAGAGGTAGAAGAGTATACTGAAGATAGCGAGTGGGAAGGGAACAAGATTACCCGTCTCAAGTACCGCGTCATCGCGCCAGCTAAAAACGACTTGACAGGCGTTAGGGTGAAGGTTTCTTCATATGACAAGAAAATAGAAGCAAAGGGCGACGTGCCCGCGAAGACCTCTTCCAGGGTTTTCTTTGAGACCGTAGCAGAATAGTCTAGTCGTGTAAAAGAAAGGTGGGGGCCTTGGAAATCATCGCATTCGACTGTGAAACGCACCGGATTAAACCGGGGATGTTAGCGCCTAAGATGGTGCTGGCGTCTTTCTCGACCGACGGCATCAACGCCGAGGTGTTACTCAGAGAGGCGGCGGTTTCCAAGCTCTCCTCCTACCTTGACTCCGACGAGAATATATTCGTTGGAGCAAACACGGCCTACGACTTCGGCGTATTCCTAGCGGAAGCGCCGGAGTTGTTAGGGCGTATTTTCAACGCGTATGAGCAAGGCCGCGTCTATGACGTGCAGATTCAGACGGCGCTACACGCGGTAGCGCTGGGACGCTTAGGCGCGGACATTAACACTGGCAAGCCCATGCGCGGGCGTTATTCGCTCGAGGCGTGTGTCAAGCAATGGCTCGGCCGCACTGACGCGAAAGAAAACGATGAGTACCGTCTGAGGTTTCACGAGCTAGACGGATTGCCGCTGGAGCAATACCCCGCGAACGCGATTCAATACGCCAAAGACGATGCGATTAACACGTGGCAAGTCTTCGAAGCCCAGCGCCAGCGGGGGCTGAACACTGGCGAGGTGCTTGGCAAGGGCATCACGCACGGGGCTTTCCAAGCGAGAGCCGCATGGGCTTTGCACCTCGCCTCAGTGTGGGGGGTCAAGAAAGACTTTGCCCGAATCGATGAGATGTCACAGCGCTTAGAGCGCGAGTGGTACGACGTTCAAGAGAAATTCAAAGAGGCGGGCATACTCAGAGCCGACGGCTCGGAGAATCAAACCGAGCTACGCAAGCTGGTAGACTTGGCATATCAAGGCAAGGCACCGAAGACGGCGACGAATCGCACGCAAGCCACGCGAGAGGTGCTCGAGAATTCGGGCGACGCACTGCTAGAGTCCTACGCGGAGGCAGGAGCATCCGAGAAAATACTCAGCACGTATTTGCCAGCCTTGAAGTCTCCCGAGCGGCGCTACGCGGCCAGGGCTAACATTCTTTTGGAAACGGGTCGCACGTCTTACGAGGGGCTGATTCAGACGATGCCACGCAAGGGCGGGGTGCGCGAGTGCTTCGTGGCGACGCCGGGGTATTTGATGTGTAGCGTAGACTACGCGGCGTTGGAGCTTGCCACGCTGGCGCAGGTAGCGCTGTGGACGGTAGGCTCATCTGAGATGGCCAAGGCGATTAACGCTGGCAGGGACCTACACTCAGACCTCGCCGCGCAAATGCTTAACCTTAGCTACGACGACTTCCGAGCGAAGCTGAAAGCGGGCGAGCGCAAGGTCAAAGACTTTCGTCAGGCTGCCAAAGCCGCTAACTTCGGATTCCCAGGCGGCATGGGCCCGGCCCGCTTCGTCAAGGCCAAGAAGTCCGAGGGCTTTTCACTGTGTGCTGCTAGCGGCGACTTCGACGTGCCGTGCGGTCACTACAAGCAACTGCACGTGCCAAAGCAAGGCGCGGCGTTTAACGTGTGCTCGAACTGCCTCGAATTCGCTACGTTTTTGAAACAGGCGTGGTTGACTAAGTGGTGCGAGCTGCCAGCATACTTCGACTGGGTCAAGCGCAAGGGCTTGAAGGGCGACGTGCTAGAGCACTCGCCGGGCACGGGCTACCGACGCGCGGGGCTCTACTTTTCAAACGCGGCGAACCACCCGTTCCAGCACTTGGCTTCCATGGGCGCTAAGGAAGCGCTGTGGCGAATCACTCGGAAGGCTTTCTGTGAGCCAGATAGCCCACTGCACGGAGCCAGGCCCTCGCTGTTCATTCACGATGAAATTATATGCGAGCTGCCAGAGGCCAAAGCCAGCGAAGCTGCGAAGGCACAGGCCGAGGTCATGATTGAGTCTATGCGACTCTACGTGCCCGACGTGAAAATCTCGGCAGAGCCTGCGCTCATGCGGCGCTGGTACAAAGAGGCGGAAGCAGTATATACTGAGAAGGGGGAGCTAATACCATGGGAACCAAAGCGACTGAAGTAGACTTGCCTGAGACCTTAGAGCTTAGTGAGGTAACCTTAAAACGCGCCAGCCTTTTCAAAGCATATTATGTTTTTGTAAATCTTTATGGCCCTTGCGGCCTGGACATAAACGGTGACGGGCTTACCGTCCAGTGGGATGACTTGGCGCTCCCTCTTACAGTCGAAGACCTTAGGCGAATTCTGGAAATCTGCGAAAAACTGAAAGGCTAGAACCATGGGAACCAAAGCAACTGAAGTAGATTTGTATTATGGAGTGGCTGTTGATGGAGGTAGACAGTATGAAGTACTAGCACTGCTAGAGATTAGCCCCTGCCGACACACGTATTGGAGGGAGCCTCCCACCAAAATACCTGCAGGTACTGAGTTGCCTGGAGGAATTTTAGAAGTAGTATATAACATGATATATCGAAATGCCTGCCCAATGCGTACGGTTTCCCTTGACTATATCGGAGAACTGAACGACCTCGCTACTCATCTGAAAGCCGAGCGCTTCGCTGATAAATTCCTGGAGGCTTGCGAGCCACCGAAGCCAGTAGAAGCAATCAAGTACGACTCCTCGAAGCCTCGCATGGAATTGCTGCCGTTCGAGGCACTTGAAGAGGTCGCTAGGGCGCTCGCGTTCGGAGCTGAGAAATACGGGGACCATAACTGGCGTGGGGGCATGCAATGGTCCCGCTTGGTCGCCGCGCTTCTAAGGCACGTCTCAGCCTTTGTCAAGGGTGAGGACCGTGATTCTGAGAGTGGGCTCTCGCATTTGGCGCACGCGGCGTGCTGTACCTTGTTTTTGCTTTCGTACGTGATAACGTCGAAGGGTACCGATGACCGGTACAAAGGGGAAAATAAAAATGACTAGAGAGCTTTTCTATAACATCCTGGCTGTGTGCTTTATCTTTGATATTACCAAGTCCGTCGCTTCGGTTATTGTGGATGGGGCGATTGGGCTGGGTAGGCTCGTAATCGCAGAGGTAAAGGCTCGGAAAGGTATTGAATGAGTAAAATCACAACAAAAAGCCCACGCGATGTTTTAAACCAGCTAGAAAGCCAGGCCATAGTTATCAACCTAACTGTCCCGAGGCTTGCAGGACCGGTAGCTCAAAGAATTTTCGAGGCCAAAAAACTTGAGTTGTCTGTTTGGGAAGGATTTGAATTTCTGGCGCGTGCACAGTTGGAAATCGTTCGGCGCGGGGAGGGCTTCATGTGGGCGCTCGAAGGTTGGAATGCATGGGACATCACTCAAGATGCGCGAGCAGTTGATTTTCAAAACCAGTACGATGCGTTTATGGGGGACAAATGAGCGTAAACAAAAAATGTCTTGTGAGTCTTTTTGCAATGTACGCTTTTCTATACTCGCATAGATACATGGAGGGCGTCTTGGGCTTTATTGTTACCGGGCTTGCGGGAGCGGTTTACATTTGCGTATGGCAACTAGAGGGGGACAAATGAGCTACCTACTGATTATATTTCTGGTAACATCCTACAAAGAATCAATAGTTGAAATACGAGAGACGAATAGCCTTCAATCTTGCAAAAGTGAAGGCCGCGTAGCAGCAGCCGAGCTTTTCACTGAGACTCAGCGGGGCGAGTTCGTTTGCGTGAGGTATGATAAGAAAGCGCGTGCGCCATGAGACTAGTAGTAGTCGAAAGCCCCTACGCGGGCGACGTAGCAAGGAACCTTGAATACGCCCGCGCGGCTATGCTCGATTGCTTGCAAAGACAAGAGGCGCCCTTTGCGTCTCACCTGCTTTACACGCAAGTGTTGAACGATGACTCGCCCGTTGAACGCTGGCAAGGCATTCAGGCTGGAATCGAGTACCACAAGCGCGCGGACTGCGTAGTGTTCTATTTGGACCTTGGGCTTAGCGAGGGCATGACGCAAGCTATACTTAACGCCGCTCGCGAGGGCGTAGCTATGGAGTTTAGGTTTCTCGAAGGGTGGGGATGATGTTTGAACTATACGCGGTCGACCCTGGCAAGCTATCAGGCGTAGCAATCTTTCACAGGGGCTTTCTAGTTGAGGCCAGGCTGATAGAGATGAGCTACCTAGGCGACGCGCCTTTGATGAAAGAATTCGAAGCCGTCATCGAATTTCCGCGCGTCTACCCTCGCTCCAAGACAGACCCCAACGACTTGCTTAGCGTTGCCGCCATAGCGGGGGCCTTCGCCGCCGGCGCGGGGGATTACACGTTCATCTCCCCAGCAACTTGGAAGGGAAACGTCCCGCCTGAAGTCATGCTAGCTCGAATCATCAAGCGGCTAGAGCCCTCAGAGCGAAAAGTCATAGAAGGACTAGACGCATTCGAGGCAAAGCTCAATGAGAAGCTGGCGCAGAAAAAGCCAATCTATGCGAAGCTACACAATGTAATCGACGCGGTCGGCATTGGACTGTGGAAGCTGGGGAGGCTTTGATGGCTGAAACAAAAGAGTGCAAGAAGTGTGGACGGGAGTTTCCGCATAAAAGATTTTCGGTTGCTAGCGTAAAGCGCGGTAAGACCTACTACCGGAATGTGTGCATTACTTGTCGCAGACCGGAGCACACCCTCGTGACTTTCGACGCGAGGCCTACGGCGCCTATGCCAGAGCCCGCACCCATTCCCCTAACGGAAGTCTACGCGCCTGGCCCCGTATTCGGCGCATTCAAGGCCCCTCGCCGAATACTATTCGTACCAGACACCCACGTACCCTACCATGACAAGTTCGCTTGGATGCTGATGTTGAAGGCCGCGCGAATCTTCAAGCCAGACGAGGTGGTGGTGCTAGGAGACTTCGCAGACTTCTACTCAGTATCAGCTCATAGCAAGAATCCTAACCGCCGTAATGATTTGAAGTGGGAAGTAGACCAAGCAAGGGAATGCTTGAAAGATTTGCAAGCCCTGGGCGCCACACGAAACATCTTCGTATGCGGCAACCACGAAGAGCGACTTGAGCGCTATCTTTCAGACCGCGCGCCAGCGCTGTTCAACTCGGTGAAGGTTCCAGAGATTTTGGGGCTCACCGAGAGCGGCTGGCATTACTACCCATACCGCGAGCAATACAAGCTGGGCAAGCTGCACATCACTCACGACACCGGCCCGTGCGGCCAAAACGCCCACCGTCAAAGCTCGGCTACGTTCCAGGGCAGCGCGGTCATCGGGCACACTCACAGGATGGAGCTGTCAGTGATGGGTAGCGCCGATGGCCCGCCGCAAGTCGCCGCTATGTTTGGCTGGCTGGGCGACTTCGAGCAAGTGGACTACCTTCACAAAACGAAGGTGAAGCGCGACTGGGTTCACGGGTTTGGCATTGGATACCATGACACCGGGACCGGCGCGGTATTCTTACAGCCCATCCCGATTTTCAATCGAATGTGTTGCGTCAACGGCGAAATCGTGCGAGTATAAATTAACCGTCCCCCACGGCTAGACTTCGGTCCGCCCCGCGCTTCAAACGCGGGGTGTTTTCTTTTTAGAAGCTAGCGCCCAAAGACACGCCCAAGTCGCCGTTCGTGTTCGCGTACCCGCCCAGGTAAATCGGGCCCAAGACGCGGCGCTGAACGTGCGCGCCTACGCCTATTACGCCCAGGTCGTACATCTGTGAGATGGGCTGGCCGAACGTCAAAACGCGCCGGTGGTTTACTGTGCCTAGCACAGACACCTGCCAATTAGGGCGCTTGGTTTCTGTGATTGTCACGCGCTCGACTTGTTTTTTCTCGTCTGTGTCTTTACTCCGGTCGGTTACCGAGTCATCGGTAGTCACCTCGACGACCTTCTGTGAGCCGTCTGGCTTGGTCTCGGTGACTTTCTCGGTTCGTACCTTAGCCCGCTTACGTTCCACTTCCACCGTCTTGGTCTCAACGCGCACTACCTCGCGCGTTTCAACTTTGGTTGGCGACGTGTAGCGGCCAGCTGCAAAGCTAAGTCCCAAGCACAGCGCGAGCCCTAGCGTAATATTTATCGCGGTCGGCTTTACCATTGTAACCCCCGTTTATTTTCTTGGTGATTGCGTCGAAGTTGCCAGCGTCTGCCAGCGCGTTCAGCTTGTTTTGCTGCCAGTAAAGCCCCGCGATTCTTAGGCCTATGTTAGGCGTGGAGGCTTGCTCTGGCGAGCCCTCTAGGTCCAAGCCCAAGAGCTTGCCATACTTGGCATAGTTCGCTCGCCCTGTGAGCTGTATTGGTCCGCGGCCCTTGTAGCGCTTGCCATCACCTGGCTTGACGTTGCCCAAGTCTTTGCGGCCCTCGTAAGCCTCACCGCTGGCAATCTCTTCAAGCCAGCGGAATTCCCCAGACTCATGCGCCAACTGCGCCAAGAAGGCAGCCATGCGTGCAGGCGTGTTAATCTCGAACTCTACACCCACGCTCGTAATCAAGTCAGCCCACGAGGCGGGGGCCTTGCACTTGGGCATGATTTTCGCGAGGGCCTCAGCGCTTAATTTTAACATGGACCAGCTCCAACTCTTCTAGCTTTTTCAGCACCTCGTCTAAGCGGCGCGAGCTTTCGCTCAGGCTCAGGCGAGTGGCCTTAGCTGCTGGCGGGCAGCGGTCTTTCTTCGGGATTTGGAAAGCCCTGACAAGTCTTTGAAAAAGTGTTTCAATCATCGCGGCCTCGCTTCATGAGTTCCATGGACATTCTTTCCAGCGCGGCAATCGCGTCGGTTAACTTACTGGCGAGGGGTGCGATTTGCATGACCGTCTCGAGATGCGCTTTCTCACGCTCGCGGCTTTCCCGGTACATATAGCCCAGCGCCAACAACGCAATGCCCAGCAAAGCCGCGCTCGGCGACTCGCTGAGAGACTTAACGAGTGTTTCAAAGCCTTCCATTATACTGTAATCGAGTAGCTTACCAGCGGCTGGAATACTACAAAAGAGAATCTTGCTGTGCCCAGGGCAGTCAAAGAATTCAAGTCAGTGCTGAGCTGCTCCGCAGTATTTCCTGAAAGGTCTACGTAGAACCGCTCAAAAGCTATAGCAAATCCCGCAGTTGTTTTTGCGGCAATCCGAGGCCTGTAGATTGTAAAGTTTGAAGCGGGCGTGGTCGTCATGCTGGTGATGAGAGGCATGTCCAGCAGTACTTCATAGCTTGTGCCAAAGGATGTGAAGTTCGAATCGAAGGTCACCTGTATAAAACCTACGCCGCCGGAGGTGCCCGTCGACAAGGAACAAGCATACATACTCTCCTCTGAAACTACTCCTCCAGAAATCGTTCCAGAGCCCCTGAACTTCACAGTGTTGCCTGTGGTAACGGCTGTCGGGTCTTCTGATAAAGAGGCGGTAGTCTCTCTGAATGTAAAGATGTTGGCACCTGCTACGTTAAAAAGCTGGGTAGCAGTCCAAGTCAAAGCCTCTGACGTGAGATTCTTGAGGTAGTCACACCAGAGGTAAATCGTATTGAAAAGCCAGTTGTGCGTCTGCGCCGCTGGCTTTTCGCCCGCGACGAAGCCCTCGTCTTTCTTATCTTCAGTGGGCTCGGTGGTGGTGCCTACGTCGGTCGACCATCTGGGGAGGTCTGTGGGTTGTGCCATATTGAACTCCTATGCCTTCACTATACCAGCGTACTCACCTTCGTCATAGCCCAAACCGGGGCCTGTATCGAAGCAAAATGTGTTGGCGTCGTCGGTCGTCTGCCAGAACACGAAACCAGAAACGCCCGCCGCTCTGGCCTGCCTAACTATCGCGCCGGTTTCGATGGGCGAGTCGAGCTCAACCGAGTCCATATACGCCGTGAAAGCTGCCTCACCTACGTCTAAGACGCGCGGCTCTGCACCCGGAATCATCGCGCGAAGTACCAGCCGAATGCGCTCGGCTTCGCCGCTGGTATTGAGTAGGAGGGACTGGCCTTTCAGCACAATGCGGTAGTCTACGTCAGCGCGGCCTTTGCGCGACACGCCGAATAGCTTGCCCAGCAAATCCAGAGCGTCGCCTTCCATCAGGTCTATGTCTTTAAGAAAGCCCAGGTCGAACAGCGCGTTTTCAAGCTCTTGGACCTCGGCTATGAAAGCACTGACCAACACCTTGAAGTCGGTAGCGTCTTTGAACTGCGCCGGAAGCCTCTCTAGCGCCTCCGCCACATAGTCAGTCTTCAGGTTAATCACGGAATGTCTCCGGTGACGGTTGAAGTAGTGATGGTGATGTTGCTCGTTGAGACGTTGACGTACTCGTCGTAGTCTGCGACGAGGTTGGTAGCTGAGCCGTTTATTGTGCAAGTTGTGACATCAATGACACCCTCAACTGAGAAGCACGTCTTGATGACTTGGTTGCGCACGAGGTCATAGCCAACTGGCAGTGCCTGCGACAAGTCGGAGATTGCTTGCTTCACTGCGGCAATGTTCGTTGAGGAGGCCTCTGCGAACTTCTCTGTGACGCTGAGAGCAATGACCAGCGTCGGGCTGATGAGCGTTGCGTCGGTGAACTTAATCTCGTGCTCTACGCCCGCAGCGTCCTCTACCGTGACAGTCTCGTCACCATGTGTCTGTATGCCAGCTGCCTTAGAGCCTTGAATTGCTGCGGCGACTTCAGCATCAGTAGCTGCTACGGTTCGTCTAAGGATGACTTCGATTGAGTGCGGGGGTATGCCGTTGGCATCAGTTGCGTCTGTATCATTCTCAAGCACCAACGCGTAGATTACGCCAGTTACGTCTGTAAGCGCTCGCTTGATTGCGACCAACGTGGAATTGCCTGAGGCCCTAAGTTCAAGCTCGCGACGCACGCGCAATTCCGAATCGGTCTCTATTGCGGTGCCTAGTACACTGTGGTCAGCTGCGTTGGTCACCGAAGCCCAGCCGGATACTGCAGTGTTAATCGTTGTAACTGTGCCAGCGTAAGCCGGGATTACGCCAGCAACTTGCGCCTCGGCTTCCACTGTGACGGTACCCCCGCCGCCAATCGTAGCGTCTGCCAGCGTGACGAACCGGTCAGCTGTGCCTGTGACTGTCACAATGCGCCCGGCTGGAACTAAGGTAGCAGGGGTGCCCGTCAGCGTAAGCGTGACTTGAGTCTTAGTAGCTGCCTTGCGAAGCGTACCCGTGATGCCAGCAATGCGGTCTAGCGCGTTAGCGTCTGCAGAATCGGGGTCATTCGAAAGGTAGACTTGATGGGCTTGGTCCCACACGTCTGCCAGCGCCGCAGAAAATACTCCGATAAGTACGCCCAGCGCCGCAGGGGCTTCTGTCTTAATCTGCGCGCCCCAAACCCCGCGCAAGCGAGCGGCGATGTCTTCTTGAATATCTTCGACGGTTTTTGGGTTGAAGCCTGTGGGCGTAATTCCGAAAGTCATAAGAGTGCCCCTGTGTCAATGGCTGATTCAATCAATTCGCCCCAGTCTGTGCGCGCCTTAAAGTCGATGCGCCCTTCGCGGGATTCTCTATTGAGCGTGAACTTCAAGCTGTCAATCTCGGCTATGCCTGGGCATGCAAGTATGGCAGAGCGGAACACCGTTTCAATTAGCGTGACGCTGGGCCGTTTAACGAATATCTGTTGAAAATACGGCACGCCTATTTGCTCGTCTAAGAACCACTCGCCCAGAAAAGTCTTGAGAGTTAGGGAGAGTTGCTGCTGAATGGCTGGCAGGCCTTTGACCAGCAGGATGTCGCCGTTGCTAAAAATCAAGTCGTTGGTTGAGAGGTTGAGTTGCAAGTCTTGCGGCAAGGTCTCTGCCAACTCGCGTGCGATTTGTTGGTCTGAAAGGTTCGCCATTATTTCACCTCAGCAGCTGAGTTGATAGCATCCTGGGCGGCGGCTCGAACTCCCGGACTGGGGTCGGATTCAGAAATGGCCTGTACGGTTTGCCTGATCTCCAGGCTGTTCTCGAGGTGCCATCTGAGGCCCAAAACGGCCCCCTCTCGGACGACCGCTTCTGACGATTTTGCTAGCTGGAGTAAGAGCTGTTGAGAAATAGACAGGTCGACTCGCCCCAGGTATTCAGCCGCAAAAGTCAAAAGTGTTGGCTTGTCCCGCAATTCGTCGATCACTTCAACGAGGCGCTGTGGATTGCGTTGTGCGAGGTATTCGAACTCCGCTTCGCAATGGCGCTCAAAATGTGAATAATTTACCATTATTTCACCTTTACGATGGTGGAGAGGGCCGCGTTTATGAGCGGCGTTACCGTGCTAGTGTAAGCAGTCGTGAAAGCGCTAGCTATAGCGGGCGTTCCAGGCGCGCCTACTGCAGTGGCTATCGCGGTCGCAAGGCTGTCTAGCGATGCCTTTAGGTTTTGACCTAGCACCGCGCTCTGAGTCGCCGTCTCATTCTCAGCAACCCCCAAGTGCACGCTGCCCGTACGAACCGAAATACCTGGCCCGCCTACCTTGCCGAACCTGGCGCCGCTGGCTTCGAACTCACTGAGGGCTGCCGAGCTGCTACGCACGCCCAGAATCGCGCAACAGTCCGTCAAGTCATGCGTGCGCGCTATGCCGGGGTCCACCGGATTGCTGGGCGCTTTATGCCAGTTGTCGATAGCCCGGTCGGAGACGACCAGCCAGCAAGGCGTGCCCGCGTTTACTGGGAATGTCACAACGTACCCGCCAGCGCCAGGGAATTGCACGGGGACATCTTCGACCATCGGCAAATCCAACGTAACCCGCTCGCCGTCGATTTCTTTCACGTCTTTCAAGAGCGGCTGAACGGTCGCAGTCTGAGTTGCCGAGTCAAAGCTCACAATCTTCGCCGGGATTGAAACGCGCAACGAAGCCGAGGCCGATTGCGTCGCGGCAAGCACTACGTCAGCGAGTGAGATTTGCCGTGTCACTTGGAGACCACCTCGAGCTTAGAATACCATGCACCGCCGTGGGTGTCGCCCTCGAGTTCACAGGATTGAATGCGAAACGTACCCTTGATTGCAAGGCTATCCAGCGCGACCATTTGCCCGGGGTACAGCAAGGGGTTCATGAGCGCTTTGACTGAGATGGTGGGCTTTTTCTTGGAGTCCTCTGGGTTGTTGTGGACTGGGCTTCCAATCAAGCCAGTCTCCGCAGAGAGCTTGACAATCTGGCTCGTCGCGCCTTGCTGGCCATAGGTGAAAGTCAGCTGATTCTTTTGAACTGACCAGTCCCAGCCTAACGTATCGCAAACGTCGGTGAGCTTGCTGGCAACGCTGCCGATTATCGCATAGCCGCTGGCGTACTTGCGAAAGTTGTCTTTTCGCTCGAAGGTTTTGAGGGCGTAGTCCAAGTTGCCGCGCGACACGCCCAGCTTGCCGAACTCTTCAGCCAGCGCGCGCACGACGGTGTCAACCTCGGTGTTTTTTGAAAACGAGAGGCTGACGTACGCTTGGCGCCATGCTTTCTCACCGTCGCCTACTGACAGCGTCGTGACCCAATCCGCGCCCTTTAACTCGTGGTTAACGTCCCGCGCCGTTCCAGCAAACACCACGCCGTTGTTGGCTTTGTACCCGCCAATCAACTCGACCTTCAGCTTGCCACGTTGCAGCTTGCTGCGCGTGGCGGGGGCCAGGTTGTAGACTTCAATCTCTGCGGTGTTCGGCGCTTTCAGCAAACTGGCCTTAGAAGAGACTACGACTCGAAAGCCTTTGACTGAGCTGCGCTCGCCGTTGGCCTCGTCATAGATTACAAGCTCGCAATAGCGTTCGAAGTAGTTTGCATCAACCATCGTCGTACACCAGTTTGTAGCGAACCTGCAATTCACCGAGCTTTGGCGAGCTATCCCCCGCCGTGTCAATCAAGTAAAAGCTGCCCTTGGGCTTGCGAGGGTGCTGGTATCGAAAGCCGATTGGCAAGCCAGTTCGCAGGCCAACGCCGGTATAGATGTCGTCGCCGTCCGCAGTAGCAAGGGACATTGACCAACTGTTCCCACGGTGGGACCAATAGAAGCTAAGCCGGTAGTTATCACCGTCGATGGGAATTTCGAGGGAGAAATAGGGCTGTGTTGGGTCTAGTGGGATGGTGAACATTACTTGCCCAGTAGTGAAAGGATTAGAGATTTGCGCTTAGCCACCTGCTCTGCTTCTGAGGGAGTCGTTTCCTGTGGCGACTGAGTGCCCAAGTCTTTCTTGGGCTTCGCTTGCTGAATTTTTGGTTTCTTGTAGCGCTCAACTGCCAGCGCGGCGAACTGTACCTCTCGCAAGGTCACCGTGATTTTGGTGGCGTCTAGCAAGTTGGAGCCGAGCGTAGGCGTGACACTGAGTATAACCATGTTCTTCAGTGGGCCGAACTTGTAGAGCACTTCGAGCGGCGTGCCAGTGACACTTAACCATTCAAGCTCTTGTACAAACTGAACATGACGTCCTGGAGCACCTGCACTATTAGAGATATCAATTGCGTTAGCGACAGTAGTACTAACTTCGTTGCCAAAAACGCCATCAGCAAGGGAGTCATTGTACAGACCGTCAAAAAGAGTAGCACCGCCTGAATTCGCGAAGGGGAAGTCGGTTTGGAGTATTTCAAGTTGAAGCTCCTTTGGCTTTCGAATCACATGGTCCACTACCGAGCTGCGTTGCTCGATTGGGTGTGCAGGCAACTCAATCATGGCGCTAGGCGTGGCAGAGATAAGGCAGTCTACGCCAAGCAACCGGTAGTTACCATCCGCGCCAAGGTACTTGAAAACTAGAGCGCTCATTTTACCGCCGAATATGCCGCGCGAGTCTCGCGGTTAATCGCGTCAATCACAGCCTCGGCACTCTGGCCAGGGGCTTGGTTGACTACGATTGATTGATTGACAGTGCTGTTACTGGTAGCGCCTGAGACTGCCGGCGCCGCCGCGGCGGTCGAGGCGTTCAAGTTAGCTACCGCAGACTGCGCCCCGCTCAATGCCAGCGAAGCCCCAGCGCCAAAGCCAGTTGCCCCAAGCAAGGCGTTGGCAATCGGCAGCAACGCGCCAAGTTTGGATTGGAGCCACTCAATCGGGCCCTTCAAGAAATTAACTATCGAGTTGCCCAGGTTTTTCCAGCGCTCTGGATTCGTCAAGTCGAACAGCACCGCGAGTGCATCTTGCAACACCCGGGTGAAGCTCCCCATCGAAGCGCTGCCAGAATCAGCCCACTCCACCAGTCGCCAGATGAGAGAGTCGCCGCCTTGAATGGTCGTGAAAATCTCGTCGAGTATTAGAACGATTGCAGCGAGCGGCAATGCTACGGTTGTTGCGGTAACTGCGAAGGCTGTCATCGCCGGAATCAACGTAGAGCCAATCAAAGCGGACACTGCGAAGATTGCAGCTGGCAAGGCATTGAGCCCGATAATCAAAGCCGTGAAAGCCACTGGCAAGGCGATTTGCTTCAGCACTGCGGCGAACACTTGCCAGCGCGTGGTTGCTTCAAGCAAGTATCTTACAAGCTTGTCAGCGAAAGGTAGGAATTTGCTGGCTACCAGCTTGAATAGCGAGCCGAAGCGCGTTCGCAATCGGTCCAGTTGGTCGTTGAAATCGCTTGCGGCCTGCGCTTGCTCGGCTGTAATAACCCCGCCAAACTTCGCGGCTTCTTTGCGCAGCTCGTTTATACCTGCCGAGCCCTTGCTGAGGAACGGAATGAGTGCGCGACCTTGCTTGCCAAATGCCGCCGTAGCAATCGCAGCTTTATTGATTTGGTTATCTGCCTTGGCTACGCGGTCCGCTACGCTGAGCAATACCTTGTCTACCGTTTCAAGCTCGCCGTTGGAGTTGCGCACTTGAATGCCGAACTTGGCGAACTCTTTGACTGCCTCTTCACTGCCAGCTGCTACTGCGGCTAGGCGTTGCTGCATCATACCGAGCGCATCTGTCAACTGCTCACTATTGCTGCCAGAAAGCTGTGCTGCGTATTGCAAGGCGCTGAGTGCGTCCGCTGTAATGCCGAGCTGCTCAGCCCGGTCGCCCAGCGCGTCCATAGCATTGATGGTGTCTTGAAACGCCGCTACTGCCTTGCTGGCAACGAACGCACCAACCAAACCCTTGGCCAAGCCAATGAGGCTATTCAGCCCGCTCTCGGCTTTCTTGAATTGCCCCATGTTGACGTCGAAGCCAAGGGTGGCAACCAATTCTGCGACGGTAATGCTCACTTCTTATCCCTCGCAAGTGTGGCGCGTTCAACTTCTACTTTAGCAAGCAACAGGTCAGTAAGCGACAAGGCATCTTCAAAGCTGTAGTAAGTCTCTACCTCTTCAAGCGTAGCCACGCCCTCTAACACGAGCCTAAGCACGAAAGAATCAGGCCTCTCTAGGACCTCGCGATAGTACCTGGGAATACGGGGCAGCTCACCCGAGGCTTGCGGCCTTAGGTGAGCTTTCGAAAAAACTCTGGGTAGTTCAGTCTGACGGCTTCGAGCAAAATCTTGTATGCCTCGAGAGCGTGGCCCGTAAGTGCCATGTCCAACGCTTCCGAGCTGGCAGCCGCAAGTACTTTATTGCCGTCATCTTTAGTGTACTCAACTGTACCGCCTTCGCAGAACTTCACCAGCAAGTCCCATGACTCGCTCGCTGGCAGCCCTGAAAGCGCCTTGCCAGCACCGGCCACGTCGCCTGATTGAATCGCGCCGAATACCGGAGCAATCACACCGGCAATGCGTTGGGCCATAATGGCAGCCGAGCGAGCGCCCATGCCAACCAAGTTTACCTTGACTTCACCCTTTTCAGCCTGAAATGTATAGCTAGTTGTTTGTCTTGCCATGGTTGTTCCCCTTGCTGGCAATATACCAAAAAGAAGAGCGGCCAGCTAGACCGCTCTCCCTCGAACTATCCGGTATTCCCGGTAGGTTCGAACTATTCGATAGTATCGACTAGTTGCCGCCTACAAATATCTCAGCGCGGGCCAGTTTGATGACCCACTCACGGTTGGTTATTTCTTTTCCTAGGTCGATTTGAGCCATGTTCTCGATGTAGCAATCCGTAGCAGCTGCCGCGGTGCGGCCCGAGGCGTCGAGCACCGTCACGATGCCTATACCGTTCTTCAGGCCAGTCATGTGAGCCTGCATCAGACCGGACAGTACATCATTCGACGCGGAGGTTTGTTGCAGCGTGATTGTCAGAGTTGCCAGCTTAGAAGCATTTCGCGCAATCGCAACGCTCCCGCCTTGGCCAACCGAGGTGCTAAACCGAGGCTCATCGTAAGCAAGGGTTATTGCGGTGCCGTCCGCGAAGCCAGAGATGGCAACGCCGTCTACCAACACAAGAGCTTTTTCAGGGTCATAAGTTAACATAGTCATATTTCAATCTCCTTAGAAGCTCAGCGTGCCACGAATGACAACCTTGTGAATCGCGCCCGCCACCCGCGCCGTCCAGTAAACGGTCCGAAGGATGCGAGCCTCTCGGTCGTCTGCGGAAGTTTCAGAAATCTTCGGCACGGTGATTGTGAACTGTGTAAGCGGGTCAAGTACGTTTGCTTGCTGGCCTTTGATGAGCGAGCCGCGCAAAGCCGAGGCAGCCTGAGCAATGCCCGCGTCTGTGTAGGGGACCTTTGGCAAGCGAGCCAAAAGCGAAGCCATGTCGGTGGTAATAGTTGAATCAAGCCAATCCAAGTCGCGCCTAAAGTCAATGAAGCGATTGGCTTTAGAGGTGGTCCCTTCAAGCAATGCTTTCTGGCCTGAGACGTCTTGGTAGATGTTGCAATTCTTTGCGAGTGCGTAGCCCGCTTGTGTGTCAGTCAGCATATAAGTGCTAACCCCAGCCAGGGCTTTGAACTTCATCGTAAGCGCGCCAGGGTCGCTTGCCAAAAGAACGCCAGCCATTGCCGCGCCAGCGTACTGAGATGCGCGTGGGTGGAAGATGAGGCCCGAGCGCTCGTTATCCAGGCCTTCCAAGTCCGAAGCGATGTCCGAAGTGGAGCTTGTGATGATTGCAGTTTCTTGCGAAGCTGCCAGCATCAGTTTTTTATTCGAAAGCGCCCAAGCTGCCAGCGCGTTCAACTCAGCTTCCGAGGCCGTGGTTGGCGTGACGGTGTACCAGCTTTGGTCTGCGTTCAGAATCGCCGCCATGTCCGTAGCAATGCCAGGGTCCGCATGATTCACTGCGACGCTGAGCAAGCTCAAGTCATCCATGGTGTTGTCCACTTCTACGCGATTGCCAGCGGAGCTAGCAACCAGTCGAATGAAGGTAGTCTGGTCTGTGACAGTAACGCCGGAGACCGTGCCGATTGCTGCGACAAGGCCCGCGCAAATCTCAGCGACCGTAGCCGACGAGTCGGAAGCGTAGGTGAACTCAGTGCCGTTCACTGCCAGCTTGTAGGTCGTCGAGTTCGCAGCGGTCGGAGTGACTTCTACTTTAGTTGTTGGAGCGAGCGCCAACCGGCCAACTGCCACAGAAGCAACCGTCGGCGATTGCGCGAAAATCGCAGCAACGGCTTTGTAGATTGAGTCTGTAGTAGCGAAGCCGTCAGACACAAGGCCAGACAACGAGCTGTAAGAGCGGACGCGGTCCGCGTTTTTAGTGTGATAGCCGACAACCAGAGGCTTCGAGAACGAAGGCTTCTGAATTGACGAACTCTCAATCGAGATAGTCGAGTCAACGAAGTTTGTTATTGCAACCATTATTCACCTCACGTATACGTGCCACTGGTCTCAACGCTTGCTACGTAATCAAGCGTTTCCTGGCTAAAGTCGCGCAACCTAAAGCGAAGCTCCAAGATGCTGCGGTTTTCCCAAGAGGAGTCGAAAAGAACCGGCGCCACTGAGATGCTGCCCCGGTCAATCAAAGCTATGTTTGCGGCGTCGAAGTATTGCTTGACTCGCTCGGCTGAAAGCGCGTTCTGAGTCTCAGCAAGTATCGCCCGAGTTGCGTAGGAGCCCGCGTTGGATTTCCCGTAACATACCAAACGAACTAAAAGCTCGCGATTGTACAAGTATGTTGCTACTATTTTGCCACGGCTAGAGTCATATACTTGCTCTACCTCGGCACGAGGTGCAGTCAGCTGGTCCGACGCAATGTGCATCGCAATGAAAGGCTTGTCAGTAGGACGCACGCCGTCGTGGTAGTCCCAGAAAACTTGGTTCAGGTCTAGACCGCTGGCAGCGCGAATAGCCTTTGCAATGGCACCGTCAACGGCTTCCCAGCTCATGGCACACTCCCCGTGACGAGAGACTCACGCAAGTCGCGCACTAAGCGGCACATTGCCTTTATGTAGTTGCCATGAAAATTCTTTCGGTCACCGAACCCATAAATCTGCAGATTGCCCAAGTCAGGAACAACTATGAAGTCGCCGGTTCCTATAGGCGACTCTAGCAGAAACACGGTGAATAAGTCCCTAGCGTGCGCGCCCTCGGGAGCCTGCAAAAGCTCCGAGCCCCCAGTAGGCTGTACAACCGCGTCGAAAGTGCCCGCGCTCGCCGCGGGATTCTCGCGAATGCGTCCGTTATCGTCCACGGACTGCGGTTGCAAGCGAAGCACTTCCACTGAGTGGGTTTTCAGGCTGGTTATTGTTTTGCCAAGGTCTATCACTTTACACCTCGCTTCAGTACGGCCCACGTGATGGCCTGCACCATACGGCCCGTGTCAACCAAAGTCCGAATCATGCCAGCCCTGCGGTTACCGTCTGCCTCGTTTTTTGAATTCGAGAAAGCCAGCGCAATCTTTCGCTTCGTAACACTCTCGGAGTTGGGCGGAGGAATCGGCGCGCCGCGAGTGATAAAGTTTTTAACGTCTACCGAAGCCACCAGGGCCAGCGCCTGAAAGCCAGAGACGAACGCGGCTTGCCCCGCCATCGTAGGATTTACAATCAACTTTCTGAGCAAGCCTCGCATGCGCTCGAAATACTTTTTTTCGTTTAGCTTAGCCGAGGGTGCCAAGAAAGGGCGCGCTGGTTGGCTGCGAGTACCGAACTCGTTTGCCGCACCTACTTCAGCATTTGTCACGCCTTCGGTGGAAGCATCATTCCCAAGCAACCCGAACTTTGCGTAATGCTTGCGAGCCATAGCAAGATTATGCTGAATGGATACCAGCGAACGGGTGTCGACGGTCAACTTGCCTTTTGGCTTGATAGTCATCCGACCACCAACGCGACCGGGCCCTGCATTTTCATAAGCTGGGCGTAGATGATGCCATACTTGGTAAGCTGAAGGCCCATGAGAATAGTTCCAGCGCTTGCGCCTACGAACATTCCAGAACCGCCAGCGGCATAGGTGGTAGAGACCTCGCCAACCGTCTGAGAGCTAACAGGCCCCGAGCCTTGGTTGGCCGAGCTGGTGCCACTGTTTGCTTCGGCCTGCTGTGAAACGGTAAGTAAGTGGGCCGTGAGATACGAGCCCATGTACTGGTCATCGTTAATCTGAGAAGCCATCGAGATGAAAAAGTCAAAGACTCCGCCATCGGGCACAGCCGAAAGCTCGGGCGCAATCTTGATGACATCTGCTCGCGTGACTGCCATGTGAGTACTATACGAAAAAAGGCGAGGCCTTGCGACCTCGCCTAGAGTTTACTTGTCAGTCAATTAGGCTGCGTCGAAGTACAGGATACCTATTGGCGCGCGAAGCACAATGCCGCCGGTAAAAGAGTACATCGAGACTTGCTGTACGAAGTTAGGGCTGTGCGGAGCTGGGGCAGCTGGCGTGGTAAACATGCCAGAGTACAGACCTTGAACAATTTCAGGATTGTTGTTGTACACAATCATGCGCCGTTTGTTCAAGCTACCGCCGGCTAGCTCAAGACCGAACACAGGCAGCACAGTCACACCAGGGCGCGCGGCCTGAAAGATTTGCAACGCGGTGGCGCCGTCAATCGAGTCACGCTTGCGCGAAGCGACTTGATAATCAGCAAGCGAGACCAGCAAGTGATTAGGGTCAAGTACTGACACGCCCTTAGCACTTACTTTGACGGTATCGACCGCGGCAATCATGAAGTCCGCAATCTCAGCTGCGGTTGAGCTGGAGAATACGATGAGTGCAGTACCTGAAATGGTAACCGAGCCGTGGTTAAGCAAGCCTTTAGTGCCAGTTACCGAGTTGCTGTAAAGCAACGAAGTATTCTGAGCCTCTGCGTTTGCGCGAGCAGTTGCTTGCAATTTCAAAACGTCAACGCCGCGTCTAACTTCTTGCATGTCGAAGTCAGCGGCGTTGATAAGAGGATGAATGTTAAAACTCTCCTTCTCAGCGAAAGCGCCTGAGAGTGGAGCATTTGCCCGGAAGCTCATGGCAGCGTCGCCGCCACCAACGAGCGTTTGCTTTTCCCAGGTGTATACACTCTGCGCCTCGTAGTCCATCTGAATGGGCGAGACCAGAGCTTTTGCTTGCAATGATTGCAAGTAGCTCTGATAGATTTTGTCGTCGTAGTTCTGGAGTTGGTTGTTGAGGAGGAGTGTGTCAGCGTCTGTAATAAAACGGCTCATATGTTATTCCTTAGGCGAGAGAAACTTGAAGCACGCATGCGGTAGACGTGCCACCGTTGCCCATCCATTTGCCAATCAGCACGTTGTCGGTTGAGGTTTTGCCAATTGCGCCAGTGAGAGGGTCGGCATAGGCCAACTCGCCAGGGGCGACAGTCTCGGAAGGCGTGACCCAAATCTTGCCAGAGGTTAGAATTGCTACAGGCTTCCCAGCATCGTGCTGGTCCGAACCGAGACCGTTGTCGAAAATCAAAACGCCCAAAATCTTGTCAGCCGCGTTATTGGGAACGCTAACTTTAAGAACTGGTGAGGCGCCCGAAGTAGTATCAATCGCAACTGCCTTGCCCGCAGTAAGTGCAACCGAAGCGATAGCGGATTCAACGTTGGTTACTTGCGTGTATGCAAGCATGCCGTCTCGGCCGCCCGCAATCGAAGTAGCTACTGAAGTTTGTGGAGCTGCCATGGTTATTCTCTCCCGTAAGTGTCACGAAGGTATTTAGCTCGGACCGATTCCGAGTCTTTCTTAGTCTCAACTTTGCTAACTGAGTACTTCTCTTTTTTGCCAGCCTCTTCAACCGCGATGTCAAAGCGGGCCTTAATATAGGCCTCTTCTTTTTCTTTCACATCGAGTTTGACAGCTGCTGCCATGACTTCGAGGTCCGAGCCATCGAACTTAGTCAAGCCAAGCTCGGCAGCCTTTCGCTCAAGTTCCCGACGAGCTGCAACTTTCTTTGCAAAGGATTCAGGCGAAGCATCAGCTTTCAGCTGCGCAATCTCAGTCTCAAGGGATTTGATTCGGTCGTTTGAAGCGTCAAGCCGAGCCTGAACCTGAGGCACAACGCCCTCGGAAAGCTCAACCTCGATACCATCGAGTATGATTTTCATTTTTGGTTTCTCCTGTACAGGGGCCGGTGCGACCGGTTCCGCGGCAATATCCGCGAAAGTCAAAGACTCCGAGACTGCATCGTCCGAGTCTAAAAGCAAGCGAGCACGCGGGCCAGCGCGGCCCTTAGCGACCAAGGCGACGTGGTTACCTTGAATATTTCTTTGTATTGCATCGTACTTGTGTTCGCTGCCGTCTGGCGCGGTCCAAGTACCTGAGGCAATCTCGACATCTGCGAAGTAACCGCAGCTAAGCTCTTGCTTGCCTTTTTCAATCGCGGCAATCGTATCTTTGTGCGTGACGAGCACGTCAGCTACCAGCAAGTCACCATCTTGGCGCACGTTCATGATGACGCCTACGCCGTAGGTCTTGGCATTCGAAGCATCCACGGGCACGTTAGGATGGTCATCTGTGAGTACGGTATCGCTGAAAGTAGACATGGCATCGGCCTTGAAAACCTCTTCAGGCATACGCAATTCGCGCACGAGTGAACCGTCCGCCTTCCGGTAGTTGAATACGCCAACCCGCGAAAGTGCGCCAGTGGCTTTAAGGAACCCGTTTGAGTTCTTGGCTTTTACATCGAGGTGCAGATTTCCAGTTCGTAAAACTTTCACAGAATAATACTCCCACAAAAAGTCAAGCCCTGCGACACGTCACAAACCGGCAGCGAAGTCTGCCATCGCGGTTCCGCTTGGAGTTATCTCGCCATCTGGCTTTACCATCCAATAACCTCGGACCATTTCGGGAAGTACCGAGGTTTCGTTGTCAAACACTTGCCAGAAAACAAACCAGCGAACACCATTGGCTTCCGCAACGTCTCGCACCACTTCAAGCATTGCCGCTGGCGAGTATCCTACGCCACCGTTGCCTACCAGCATTTCATTCTCGGGAAAGCCGACCTCACCTATCTGAATTTGACTGCACGGGAACGCTCGCCTGATTTGTTTCAAAGCGTTTCCGAAGTCACGCTCGCACGCCGCCTGCCAAGCTGCGAAGTTTGCACCATAGCCCAAGTCGGCAATGGTCGAGTCGTACGCTGAATAGGACACAATGTCTGGCTGTAGACGCGCGGCGATGTCGGTAATAATTCGCCGGCGATGGGGCCTACTGAAGGCGTCGGTCACTCGGTTCACTTCTACGGCGTTCAGCACGCGCACGTTTGAAAACCCACCCGCTTGACGAGCGTCCGTAACAGCTTTCTGTCTCACCGCAAGAAACGCCGCGTAGAAGTCGACATAGCGACGGTCTATGTTCGTGTCCTCTACAAACTGGTCGCCGAAAGCCCAATCGCCTTCCCAGTTTTGTATGATGAACGTTTTACCTGAGTTGTCGTACTTGTTAAGTATGTGCCTAGCCAGCGCGTATATTTCGTTGTACTCCGCCGCCAGCCGCGTGTTCGTAGGTTCTACTCTCCACCAGTTTGTAGTGCCGTTAGCGAAGGTAAAGGCTGTTATTATAACAGTGTCCCAATCCCAACTAAGCACATCAATAACCTCAGTGGTTTGGATGAGCTCACTTAAGTTCGTGGGTGTTGAGCTCCATGAGCTTTGCAGCGGGTAATCCGTCAAGTAGTCTTTGGTAAGGTAAATCTTCAGCGTGCGAAGCCCTAAAGCTGATATTGCTTTGCAGGCTTGACTGAACTGGGCATCGCCACCGCTTGGCACGGTGTACAGGCCTTTTACCCCGTTGACTGCCCCGTACTTTGTGGCATCCATTACAGCACCCGTACAAAGTTCTTGCCGCCCGCGCCGTTGCGAGACCAGAACACCGCGCAAGTACCAGCGGCCACCGTAGCACTGCCAACTATAGACCCGCCGGAGGGGGCTTGACAGGTAAGCGTCTCTGAGCCCTTATTGTCAATCTTTACTTGCGCGCCCGCAATAGCGCAACCGCTGGGGAGTGTCACCCGAGCGCTGGTGGAGTTGCATGCAACCTCGAGATGCTCTCTAACGCCCTGGGCCTCCATATCGTACGTATCCGAGCCCGTCAGAGTAACGCTCCCAAGATTACAGCTTGGATTGTCATAGCCGTATTTGAGCAAGCGACCGGATACGTCTATGGAGCCTGCAAAAAGATAGTTGCCATACTTCAGCGACTTGCCTATTGAAGTATATGCCACCGCGCTGGCCGCGTTGCCTTCCGCAATTCCGTAAGTAGATGTGGCGAGGGTTGCCCATGGGATTGTCTCGCCAAGAAATCGCACGTCCCCGCCGGCGCCCGTTATGTCAGAGCCCGTCAACGTGTAGCGCCCGTCCGACACAATCTCGACGCCGTACGTAGACCCACCTGTGTTCGAACCGCCTGTCAGCTTGTTTGTGCCAACTGCCTCAAACTTTTGTATTGACTCGAGGTACACCGGCGTGGCACTCCCGCCAGTAGCTTTGACCTCAGCGAACAATTGCAGTCCGTTAATCGCGCGCAGTACGTTGGTGTTGGCGCCGGTGAATTCAATACCAGTAACCTCGGCAGCGGGGAAGTTTTCCAGTTTGATGTGCCCACCTGAGTAGCCCACGCAATCTGCCACGCGAACCGTTCGCCCGCTCTTTTGGATAACCACGTCGTTTCGAACTTCGCAGTTGTCTAAGCTGAACTCCGAGTCGGATAGTGAAAGTACTGCCTCGTAGCTCGCGTCGAGTATTCGCGATGCGGTGACAGCCACCAAGCCGTTTGAGCGACTGCGCACTCCGTGGTGCAGCGTTGCGCCAAACGGGTTGTAGAGTGCGAAGTGGTCCAAGAAAATCGGGCATGTGTTGTCTGCTATGTCGAAAGCTATTTTCAAGCCCTCGACTGGCAAGCTGCTCTTTTGAAATACGTAAGTGCCGGCCTCTTCAATATTGAACTGGCTAAACGTGCTGAGATAGCCAGTGGCACCAGTCAACGCTGCAGGCACTGCTGCGAAGGTAATCGCAGACGAGGTATTGCTTTTGATTATCCTACGGGTAGGTCGGTGGGGGGCGTCATACCCCTCACCGCGAAGTGTGCCAGAAAACGCCGAGATTCTGACAAACTTTCCCGCAAGCGAGCCCCAGTCATCTTCGAAATTCCAAAGCTGATTCAATAACTCGCTGCCGTCGTTTCTGCCGCTTTGCGTGCCGATTCCACTGGCAGCTGTGCCGGTGCCAACCAAGTGAATTCCGAAACGCTCACCGTTGCCGTCCCAGCCGCCTCCGGAGAACCCTTGAATGACAGCGCCCTCAAAGTTGCCAGCTGCCACGTTGATTACCACGCGGTGGCGGATAACTTTAGGAAGCGCGTCGATTGCCGCTTGGATAGTTGCGTAAGGGTTGGCAGCGTAATCTCCGCCCGAAACGAAATCACGAGCTGCCAAGTATGAGTCGCTACCTGAGTTTGAAACGGCCAGAAAGATATCCGAAGTAGTCTCGTGAGGGCGCCCAGAACCTGGTTGCGGGAAAGTAAATCTTGAACGAGCAGTCATATTTAGCACCTACATTTTAAAAGGTGTACCAGCCTGTGGCAGCACTTCTAGCGATTACTTTTAACGTTGAATATTGAGTGTTCACATCTATAGACGCAACCCCGTTTAAAGTTTCAGAACCGTTGCCGTCCACTGTCACAGTATTACCACTCGCGTCGACTCGGTGGATGACGAACTCGAATCCACAGCCGTCTGAAGTCACTGAGTTTGCAAGGGTTGGAAGGGTAATAGTGACGTTACCTGCAGTAGCGTCGACGAATATGTGATGGTAGTTCCCGTCGAGCGTGGTATTGGTAGTCACCGTCGTGCATTTTTTCTGGCGACCTGCACCTGTTTTGAAAGCGCCGGTAACGCTGGAAATCAAAACCGCAGCCTTGCTCGCTGCCTTCACTACGAAATCGTCTACTATGTTGAGGAAGCCTTTCGCAGTCAGTATTGAATCACTGGCAGAGCTGTTCGCATACCCAAAGTAGACTTTGGGAACGTCCGAGCTATTGGCAAAGATAAAGGAGGAGTAGCCGTCTGCGGAGGAGTTGCGCATCCTGCCGAGATGGTCGCCGCTAACGGCGTGGCCTACGTCCAAGCGCTGAGTAGTACCCGACGCCAGACCTACGGAAATACCTACTTCGGCCGTTACGCGGCCACCGAAAGATTTAGTACCTCCGAAACTTTGCGCGCCGCCTGCGGTCATCACGCCAGGCTGGGAAGCACTAGCTGGCTGAAATTGCAGAATACCTCCGCTAATGCTGGCTCCACTAGAGTTAGGAGACGAGCCTACCGCCGTGAGTCCCGATACAGCAGTCCCAGATATATTGGATGCAAACCAGTTTCCACCGCGGGCTACTACAAGTACCGCAGCATACTGCCCAGTAAGGGTCCAAGTAGCCGCACCGTTGATTTGCTCGGATGAGTTTCCATCTACGACAACTGCAAAGCCAGTAGCATCAATGCGGCGAATTATGTACCAGCGCCCGTCAATACCTGTTGCAGCTGGTAGGTTTATTGTCACAGCGCCCGAGGCATTTACGTGAACCTCGCAGTACGTATTGTCGAGGGTGGTGTTGCCTGTAACCAGCGAGGTTTTCCAACCGACTGACTGCTCATGAGTAACCGGTCCCTTGAAGTTTTTGCCAGCGGGAATGTCTTGCTGTGCGTTTGCTATGGCCCCGCCAAACGAAGCGTTTGCTGGCTGTACTGTGAGCACTCCAGAGGACAGTGAAGCCCCTGATGAATTTGGCGAGCTTCCTATGGGGTCTATACTGAGCACCCCAGGCGAACCATCTGCTCCATCTGCTCCGTCGGCGCCCACCAGCGAAGCAAGCCAGGCAGCCTCGTCGCCCACGAACCCGTTAGCAACGGCTATCTGGTAAGCACTGTCCCCGTCTGCTCCGTCGGCCCCATCGGCGCCATCCGCGCCCGCCGGGCCAGTGCCAGCTGCGCCACTAGTCCTAGCAAGCTCAAACCATCCGCCGGAGAAAGCCGAGCGGAGGAGTATACCCTCGTATTGCCCGAGCACTACCGAGCCGCCCTTAACAACCACCCCTCCACCAGTTGTGATTGTTATATTGAATGGCTGGGTATTGATGAACCAAGCCAAATGGCCAGCCTGCCCGGTGCGGTCTGTAAACTTAGGCGAGCCGCTCATGGTGACGTCTGAGCCGACCACTGCAAAATTCAAGTATTCGTTCAGAGGGAAGGTAGTGGTCCCGTCGGTAACCGCGCCAGCCCCATCGCACTTGAGAACGCCTCGAATAGTTCCGTTGTTCAAGAAACGCGCGCGGGCGTTGGAGTCTTGAATGCCCATCCCGTACCCATCTACTGGGTAGGACTTGGACCATGTCGCGTTTTCGTACAGCATGCGACCCAGGCCTGGCACGGGGCGCTCCAAGCAAGTGTCAGGGTCACTCTCGTCAACGCCGTCTACGTTGAACGTAATCAAGCAATCTTTCGCGCCCAAAAGCCAAATGTGCTTCTTTCGGTTAGCAGCATTGCCGGTGCCTTCAAAGTAGCAATGTTCAACAACAGGGTCGATGATTGCATCCCCGCCGCTTGAACGGTTGCCTATCGCAACTTCGAATCCTTGATTGTAGTCAATCTGACAGTCAATCAAGTGATGCCCGTAGAGCCCATTCATCGCAATGCCGCCGGCGCAGGATGAGCGGGAGAGGCATGAGATGAACGTGTGGATGTTATTGTCTCCGTGGCGCTCCTCATTGAAGCCCCAGCCGCGGCCGAACGCACAGGCCACATTACTCACCGTTACGGTCGACGTGCCGTGAATCGTAACCTGAGATTCAGAGTCAACCGACGCGACAATGTAATACTGGCAGTTCACGCCGGAGCCGACAATAATCAAGTCGCCCTTACGGAGCCTGCGAGTCACGAAGTCCGCGTTGGTCGCGGTGATTGTCGAGCTGCCGGAGCTGATTGAGGCTGTTAGGCCAGTCACAGTCTGCAAAGTAGCGAGTGGCAAGTCATGCACGTTACCATCTGGACGGGTCCAGCTTGGGTTGTAAAAGAATTTACCCGAGCCTCCGAACGCGCAGTTCACGAATACAGACTTGTCATTGATTGCAAGTACACCAATGTCTGGGTCATTGTCTCCGTAGAACGCATCCATCAAGCCCTGGGCGAAGCCGCAGTTTTCGAAGCGCCCGAATGAGTTTTGCTCGGTAGAGACTGCGTAGTCTGCCAGGAAGTTTGCATCGAAAAGCACATCTTCAGCGCGCAGCTCGAAGCGGACTCGGAACACCGAGCGAATTGCCGCGCCAGCGCGTAGGCACGCAAGCCCAAGGCTGGAGTTCAGAGAGCCCATCAGCTTGATGCGTCGACCGCTAGTATTGTGGAGCTCCGTGTTGACCCGGTAAACAGTGGGGGCAAGCACGATGATGCCAGCCTGTCCAACCGCGCCAGCCGCGTCAATGCACGCCTGCAAAGCCGCCGAGTCATCGGTTGTACCGTCGCCAACCGCGCCGTAGTCCTCTGGGTAAAAATAGAAACTCTCGCCGTCTGCACCATCGGCCCCGTCCGCTCCCGCGGGACCTTCAGGTCCTATCAGCGAAGCGAGCCAAGCCGACTCGCTACCGACGAACCCGTTAGCTACGGCTATTTGATACGCGCTGGACCCATTCGTGCCGTTCGTACCATTCGTACCATTCGTACCATTCGTGCCATTCGCCCCAGCCGCACCAGTAGGCCCGACCAGAGACTCGAGCCACTCCGAGGCAGTACCTACGAATCCACCGGCAACCGCTAGCTCGTAAGCGCTATCCCCATCTTTACCATCGCGAGGCGCAAATGAAACAGTGATTCCCTTATCGTCCAAAATTTTCATCGTGTGACCTCGCGTGATACTTCGAGCGGCCCTTCAAAAAGTCGCGTGACTCTAGAGCCGTTGACCCATTCCAAATCGTAGACGTAAAAACCCGCCGTGAGCGCAGCGGTATCTGTGGCGCTGAGCAGAATCTTGAACTTGCCAGCCGTGGCATCGTCTATGGGCAAGCGACCGTTCGCGGTAGTCAATTCTAGTACCACTGTAGCCGATTCGACTGTTGACCGTATCTGCATCCTGAAAGAATGCCCGGTCAAATCAGTTGGCTGGCCGTAGTCATTGGTCATCGTAAAACTTCGCTCGAAAGTTGAGCCTTGGTCTACCGCGTTTCGGCCCACGCGATTTGTGAAGTTGTATATTTGCGCCATGTCGCCAGTCTATCAATCGAGTGGTAATCTGGCGACATGGCAAAGGATTGGACAGTAGGCTCCTACGAAATCGACGTAATTGCCGACGAGTATTTCGTTTACCGTTTTGTACCTGACCTAGAATTCGACATCGTAGAGGCCTGTGATGGGGACGTTCGCGTGCGAAGCCCTTTCATCGGACACTTCAGCTGCGAAAGCGACGGCTTCCTCTACGAGCTATACCAGCGCCTGCAAATAATCTGGGAGACTGTGAACAGTGGCGAGGTCTTTGAAGAGGGGCACCCTTTCGAGGGGCTGTCTGCCACGCGAACACTCAAATCATTTAAGCAAACGGGGGCGCTCGCATGAAGTTTCCTTTTTTCAAGTCAAAGCCAGCCCCTGAGGTTAACCGAGTAGACGCTTTTCAGAACGTAGCAACAGGCCTCGGGGTGGCCGGGCGGGATAAGCGACTGGCAGCTGCCGTAAGCTATCAACCTAAAACTTTCAAAGAGCTGCGCGAGTTTTGGCAGAGTGAGTATTTGGCCTCCCGAGTCGTGGAAGCACACTCCGAAGAGATGACTCGCGCGGGTTGGAAGCTGAACTCAGCCGACTCTGAAGTCATCAAAGTCTTGCAAGACCGTGCAGACGGAATGAACCTTCAAGAGGTTTTTCGCAAAGCCATAAACTTCCAGCGCGCTCTAGGCGGCGCGGCGATATTGCTGGGTGTGGATGACGGCAGCTCGGACGCTTCAAATCTGCAGACGCCGCTAGACATTTCAAAAGTAAAAACGCTGAGCTACTTGCACGTCTTCGCTGCTGACGAGTGCACACCTGCTATGGAATATGACAGTCCTGTGCAGCCCAAGTACGCACAGACTCAAATATACAAAATAGAACCTAAGCAAGGCTCCAAAACCGCTCAACCATTTCTCGTCCACGAGTCTCGATTAATAGTGCTCAAAGGCGCCACCTTCGGAGTGTTTGAGACAAAGCGAAATGGCTGGGGCCAGCCAGTGCTTGAAAGGTGCTTTGATTCTATTCGCGACTTCGGCACGAGCTACCAGTCAGCTTCAATTTTGATTCAAGAATTCGCCCAGAAAGTCTACAAGCAAACCGACCTCGCCCAAATGCTGGGCTCTGGTAAACGTGATGCAATCCTAGAGCGGCTGGCGAACCTTAGTTACGGTCTGAGTGTTGCCAACATGGCAGCGGTAGATGGTAGTGAAGAGCTCAGCAGGCTGGCAGTGCCTACTACTGGGCTGCCTGAGCTGTTGTCCAAGATGGCAGAGCCAGTTGCCTCGGCGGCGCAAATACCGGTCACAATTCTGTTCGGTCAAACCCCATCCGGTCTTAACGCCACCGGCGCAGTCGAGATGCGGCTGTACTATGACCGCGTAGCTGCTTCTCAGAACGCTATACTCAAACCTGCGCTCAACCTGATATTCTCGATACTCTTCAAAGAGCTGAATCTTGAAGTTCCTGAGTTTGACATTCAATTCAACTCACTCTGGCAAATGACTGAATTGGAGCAAGCGGACTTGCGTGTTAAGATGGCCCAAGCTGACGTGGCGTATGTTGGCGCTGGCATCTTGTCCCCAGAGGAAGTTGTTGAATCTCGATTCGGCGCAGAGTTCAGCCTGAACACTCAGATTGACTTGCAAGCAAGGGGGGCGACAAGTGAAGCTCAAAGAATTATTGAAGCTCCCGTCGACGAAACCCAAGCTCCTTAAGCGGGCGCTTGCGCGCAGGCCAGTGCAACCAAACGCCATTCGCGCGGCGTACTACCGTGCAATTAAGACGCGAGTGCTTGGCACATTGCGCGCCTTACTGACTGAACGTGTAGTCAAGCGAGCGGCTCCAATACTCTCGCGCTTTCGTCAAGACGGCCCTACCGACGAACTTGACGCGTTGTTCGACGACGTAGAGCGAGACTTTTTCAACGTCGTCTGGACTAAGCCTAATGTCAAGCGACTCTCGCTGGAATACGCGGGCTCGCTTGAAAGGCTGCACAGAAAGACTCTGAATGACCGACTGCGGCCCGCGGTGGGCATTGACGTGTTCGGGAATGAGCCGTGGCTATACGGTAAGCTAGAAGAATTCACCGCGCAAAACACGGCGCTTATTCGGAACATGGCCAGCGATACAATCAATCAAATCAACCGAGAGGTGGTTCGCCTTGCGCCAACAGGACTCCGCGCTGAGTCGATGGCTAAGATTATTTCCGAGCGGCTGGGCGTAGCAGACTCCCGCGCGGCTTTGATTGCGAGAGACCAGGCTGGTAAATTCTTTGGCGAACTGGACCGCACCCGTCAAACCGACTTGGGCATCACCGAGTATATTTGGAATACCGTGAATGACGGTCGAGTCAGACCCGAGCACGAAGAGCGCCAAGGTCAGACATTCAAATGGTCCGACCCGCCTGAGGACGGCCACCCCGGCCAAGCTGTTAATTGCCGCTGTTACGCGGAGCCCAAATTACCTGGAGAGTAGTATGCGCTGGTTCGTCTTGTTTGCAGGTGTTCTTTTAGGTTGTTCGATGAAATACCTCCCAGACAACGCGATGTGCGTGTCTCGCTGCGGAATGATTTTGGAAAAACCTCCCGCCACGAATACCAGCGGGGACGTTGCGTATTCTTACTACAAGCCAAGCCACTACTGGACGTGCGAGAATTTCCAGATTGCCGAAGATTCAATTCTCAGCGCTTTCGAGTCTTATGTGGTAGACTCGCCTGAGACTAAAGACTTTGCCAACGCGTGCGAGCAACTTGAAGGTTACACCGTTCGAATACTACCAGACGCGACGTTCAAAGTAGCTGGCACCGAACTACTTGGGCTCACTCAGTGCTATCGCTCGCTGATTCTGATTGCTAACCAGCCTTGGCACGAGTCGTCATTGGCCCACGAAATGGCCCACGCTATTCAAGGCTGTGGTGTCAGCGCGCCTACTAAGATGTGTGAAGACGTTACCAAGGCCAGCCCGTGGCCTCTTATTCGAGAGTGTACGGGACATTACAGGTGGCCTGTCAATGGCATCGACGCGGCTAGTACAATCATTGAATATAGCAATCGTTGATGCAGGCCATGCACTGGGCTACGTGCATTTGCTCTTCAGCCTCGTTTGACTCCATGCGGCTGAGCAAGTCATAGCCTTCGAGCACGTTTTCGATAATCATAGTGCGTGACTCGGGGCTTACTTTAATGTCCGCGTCTTTCAAAGCGCTAGTCAAAGTAGGCCCCAAGTCGAACGGCGCTTTAATGTAGACTTCGAGTAATGAGTCGAAAAACTCGGCGTCCTCTCCGTCGTACCACCGGTCCAGTCGCGAGAGTGTGGCGACTATCTGAATTGTAATCAAGTACGCCTCTTCAAGTGATTCCCGTTTAGAATCGAAGAACTCTCGCGTTGAGCACATATTCTACCGCCTAGTCTGAAGATACTCTTCAAGAGCGTCAATCACGTCCAGTATAGCAAGCCTGATGTTTTCCTGCGGCGTCTCAGCGGCTTCTTTCTTGAGCGAGACGAGCAATTCTTTGATGTTGTCTGGGTTCATTTTACCTCACAAGCCGCGAGCACCGCCCGCGCGTTTTCCAAGTCAACCGAGCTGAAATCTTCGCGTGCGAGGTTCTTCAAAGCATCATACAACGCCGGTGCCAGCGCGCGTATAGCCTCGGCTTTCAGCATGTCTCGCTCAGCTTTCTGGGCTTCGAGTTTCCGCCGCAGCGAGCCTTCGTGCGAGGCTCGCATGGTTTCACGTCTGAGTAAATCATAGTCAATCATACGACCCTCATAAGATTATAGCGAATACATAGAGTAGAAGAGTCTCCTAAACGATATTCGAAAGGGTCTTCAGATGAAACTGCAGTTCCAAAAGCCTCACCTGCTATTTTAAGAAGCGCCAGGTCCCAATCACCATCTCTACAAGAGTTTAACTCGAGTAATAGTTGAGCTTTCGAACTAACTGAACCAGCCACTTCTACGTGTTCTTTGAAAACCTGTAGCTTCGAATTGTCTTTGAACTCGTAAAGCGTATAGCTAGGTGTTACTATATTAAGTATAGAGAAATCTCTTAAAAACCTGGCCTTGTCACCAACCCTATGATTCGAGAGCAATTCAAATAGCATTTCTGCGATTTTCATACTTACCTCACACTGAATATAATTACTTGCAACACCAAAAGCCCTGCGAACACGAGCATCCCCTCGGCTTTACTTAGCGGGCGGTTCATGGCGTCAACTCCCTGAGCACCCTCTCCAGACCGTCGAGCGTGGGGTACCAGACTTGATTAACAGAGGCCCCCATTGCAAGCAAGTGAACAGTCGCGCCGGCCTTTGCAAGTCGCTCACAGAGGCGCTCGCGGCGCAATGCTACGTAGTACGCTTGTGGCTGGGCTATGCGAGGGCGCTCGAAAAATCTTCGGTTATTCACAAAGCACCCCTTCGATGATTGGGTCTTGAGCATCAAGCAACGCCAGCAACTCAGTTACGTTAACTTCTACAGTCAACTCGAAGTCCGTTTCAAGTAACTCTCTCATCTTACCCTCGTCAGAACCGCTTGATTGCGGCATGTCTTAGTAATGCATGGCCCGTGCCAACCGGCTTGAAAAGTCTAAGTGCTTGCTTTTACGGTGTAACGTTTCATGCAATAGTGACGGGATTTGTCACAGTGACAATTTTTGTCAGACACTTTTTGTCATGCGACACTTGCCTACCGTTTAATTTCAAGGGCTTACGCGCGGGCGGGCGCTGGAAATAGCTGGCATGCGGCTTGCAACACAGTACGCATGAACCAAACACAAGAGACAATGGCAGAGTGGCTGATGCGAGAGGATGACTTCCGGTGTTGGAATCCCGACTACCTTTGCTGCTCTGAGTTAATTCTCGACATTGCAAAGCATAGCGTGTCGAACTACGATGAGCCAGGCTATACCGTCTACGTCTTTCGCGACGGAAGCGAGATAATCGACTCGGGGAAATTTCAAGCTAGAAAGGGCAAGGCTATATGAATAGAACAATTGAGATTGAACTAGACTCGTACAGAAGTTTCCACTTGAAAGTCTCTCAATATAACGGACACTCAGTCTCGGCGATAGTGACTTCAAGATTCAGTGAGGGTGGAAAGTTTAAATACTCGGATACTCGGACCGCATTTCATATGTACGCTCGCAAAGACGGCAAGCTGGTAGTGGAATTCGAAGACTGCCCGCCTCCCTTCATGCTTTCCCACTTGAGAACAATGCTTCAACACTCAGAAGCCTTTTACAATGTTACTGTTCCGGAGGCCCCGTGTCAGGACAACTAGACCGCACGATTGTCATGCTAAAATCTGCCGACTCTACGACATTCCTCTGGCAGCGCAGGCGGCGTAGGCTAGTCATAGGGGCGGGCGACGCCACGGAGGTGTTCGAGTTGAAACCAGAGCCCGGGTTTTCGCAAGACTTCAAAGCGCGGGAGATAGTTGAGTACTTGCAATTTCGCACGGGGAAAAGAGGAGTTGAAAGTTTATGATTGAACGGGGTGAGGAGCTTAACAGACGGGACCTGAAATATGCTAAATATATCAAACTACATTTCAAATTCTCCAATGAACACTACCGCGCCAATTTTGTAACTGTGAGTTCTGGACACCCGGTGCTGCATTACTTGCTAAAACCAGCACCTTCAGGCTGGCCAAGGCTCGGAAAGATATTGCAGTTGGTGGTTATGAATGAAAAAGCATACTTGAGCGCTCTTTGGACAGAATACCTAGACAAACCGGACTACTTTTCAAAAGATTCCCCGGAATTAGAATTGGAGTTGCTTGCTAAAATTATGCCTACCTTATTAGCCGACGCTGCTGAAATAGTACGGCTCACCGAGCAATTCAAACGGAGCGAACAATGATAATAGAGACATTGGACGGTAAGTATGCTTTTGTTTTTCGCGATGACGCGCCTGATTTCTCGACTCTGGTCGACTATTTGGAGGAAGGTGCGCGCGTGCTTGGCGGCTATGACAAACTTTACATGGCTTGTAGAACCGGGCGCTTTGTCGGGGGAGTACCTTGTGTCAGCCGCAGAATTGCTTGAAAAGGGTAGCGAGTTTCCACCCGACGCAATCCGAGATGCGTGGGTTCCGCACTACCACGAAGGCACGTATTTGTTCGCTCACAAATACTCTGAAGAAACCTTCGAGGTCCATGCACACACCTTGCAAATAGCCTGGCAACTGTTCTACACTCAATACAAGCAACGCCGTGGTTTTACGTTGCTAGTGGGGGGATTGTGAAAAGGCGAGACGAAAAACAGTGGCCGCTAGTGTTCGAGCCTGCCACTAGGTGGCTGCCAGCGTGTACTCCGCTTGAATTTCCTAGGCAGCTTGCCAGGGTTTCACGCGAGCGCGGGAGCGTGGCGGGCGTGACGCTGGCTGACATATTAGCGGAGTGCAACTATCGGAGTTGTAACCTGCAGGGGAAAGTAGTGCCAAGGCGGGTGGTGTTCATCGGGGCGAACGTCGTGCGTTTTACCAACGGGATTATACTTGCTGGTGATACGTTTTGCGCCGGGCACAGGTGTACTACTATCCCCGAAAAGCCCGAGCCCACCGGGCGGGATTCGCGGGGTAAATTCTTAGGGCCTGGGGTGGCGGAGTACAACCAGTTCATCGCGGGAGTCATGGTATCGCTTGAATATTTACGAGCTGAACGAAAGGTAATGGTAGAGGAGTGAAGATGCTTATAGAAGTACCTAACGATATCGAGCAACCTAAAAGCGTAGAGATTGACTGTTGCGAAGTCAGTGTAAGCTATGGCCACAAACGTGTGGTTGTTGAGTCCGACGGTTTTACTGTTGACTATACATTTGTCAGCTATGAAGAGGTAGCCTTCTATGCGGCAATAAGCAAGCAAATTCGCGAAGGTGGTTTGTAATGAAAACCTATAAAGTACTCGCATCCATCCTAGAGTCAGCTGGGCTTCTCACGCTGGCCATAGCGTGGCCTGGCGCTAGCGCGTCACTGATTTGCATCGGGTTAATAGCGCTTAGATGGGCGAAGACTCCCGAGCAATCTCTCGTCACACAATTCCTAATTGAGGGCGCGATTTTGGCCGGCGTGTCGTCGCTCGTGTTCGCCGTAGGTGTGCTCGCCAGCATGACCGCGGCGGTAGTCGGAGGCCTGCTATACGCGGCTAGCGTAGTTACGTTGGAAGTTTTCGAGGGGGAGGAATGATTGAGATACCTGAAATACTCAAAGATGTCTTTTTCGTGGAGGTAACTGAAGCCGAGGATGCTACTATCTCAGTCAGCCTTGTCAAAAAAGACAACGTCGCAAACGAATTCATTGTAGACCATGAAGACTTTCTAATATTCAGTGACAACACAGCACCTAGCTTTCTTGTAACGCCTGAAGAAATGTGTGCTTTGCTAGACCTGCAATCGGCTATACGATGCTTGATGGAGGCCCAGGAATGACTCGCCTATGCCACAACTTCTTAGCCATCGTAGTTCCCATCGGGATACTTACGGCTTTCTTCTTTGTCTTTGCTGACATAGGCCGGTCGCCTCCGGCCTCAAGATGCTACCGTACTCCCGAACAATACTCACAAGACGCCAAGATTGCCTCCTTGACGTGCGGCCATCCCGAGGCTTTTCTCGGCGCTACGGTTGCTCAGTGCTTCAATAGTGTTATGGAAATTCTAGAGGAGGCTCGCTTCAAAGGCATGACTTGCGGGGACGCTTTATGACTCGCCTCATCGTAGGAGACCTAGAACTAATTTACTGCGGACGACGTGGCAATACTCATATCTTCGAGACGTACCTGGGCGACATTCGAGTCGAGTTCGCGAAACATCTTGAGTTCGACCGTCGGCTTTTCTGGAATAACTCACTGCGAACCGACCAGGTGGCCGACTTGCTCGTCGAGTGGTTCGCTAAGAACTTCGGCCCTCGCTTCCTCGAAAAGAACTGGTAGCCCCGGGCCCATTCAAGGCGTATACTGAGAGGGTGGAGATTACCCCTCAGCTTCAACGCTCGGCGTATTGCACGCTAGCACACCGCAGCTTTGAATTCTTTTGTCGCGAGGCGTGGGGCCAGATTGACCCTACGCCTTTGCTTTGGGGCCAGCACCTCACTGAGATTTGCAAGCATTTGCAAGCGGTGGAAGACGGGACGATTAGGCGGTTGGTTGTCAACATCCCGCCAGGCCATGCGAAGTCCATGCTTATTTCCGTGCTATACCCCGCGTGGCTGTGGCTTAGAAAGCCCAGCTGGCGCCTGATGACCGCTTCCTACGATTTGAAGCTGGCAATGCGGGATGCCGTGAAGAGCCGTGCGCTGTTCGATGGAATCTGGTTTCAAGAGTTGCTTCAAGACTGCTCTGCGCTTGGGCTCTCTGAGACTTTCGAGATGTCCGACGACCAAAACCTCAAGTCCTACTACGCGAACTCCGCGAATGGTTTTCGCATGGTTACCTCGGTGAGTGCTGGCATGGTCGGGCATCGCGGCGACATCTTGCTTATAGATGACCCGCTCGCATCAAACGACGCCCACTCGAAACTCGCGCGCGAGGAAGTCATAGCCTGGAAGACTCAAACCATGTCATCGCGCTTCAATGACTTGGCCACGGCGCGCGAAGTGCTCGTAATGCAGCGCTTGCACGAGGATGACTTGACTGGCTACCTTCTTAGCCAGGGCGGCTGGGAACACTTATGCCTGCCCAGCGAATTCGAGCCAGAGCGCGCGTTTAAGACGAGCATCTCGAAAGACTGGCGAACTCAGCCAGGCGAGCTATTATTCCCTGAGAAGTTCCCGCAGGCCGTGCTAGACGAGGCCAAGTCAGGCCGAGGCATGGGCTCGTTGGCCTACGCCGGGCAACACCAGCAACGCCCCGCGCCTGCTAAGGGCGGCATCATTCAGCGTGAATGGCTGAAAACCTACGAGCAACTGCCCGGCCTACCAGACCAGGAACGCTGGGCTATGGTGGTAGATTGCGCGTTCAAAGGCAACGAAGATTCCGACTTGGTAGCAGTCCAAGTCTGGCTTAGGAGTCGCGGGAAAATATACTTAGTGGACACCGCCTGGAAACGCATGGGATTTATAGACACAGTGCAGGCGATACTCGGGCTTCGCCAGAAATACCCGGGCATTGGGCCGGTGTACATCGAAGACAAAGCTAATGGCTCGGCGATTATTGAAGTGTTGAAAACGAAAATCCCTGGCATCATTCCCGTTCAGCCGAACGGCGGGAAAGAAGCCAGGGTTCACTCGATTACGCCTTACTTAGAGGCTGGAAATGTCATGCTGCCTAAGCACGCCAGCTTCACTGAGAAGCTAGTGGAAGAATGTATGAGCTTTCCGCGTGGGGCGAATGATGACGGCGTGGACGCTATGACTTACGCGATTGACAAGCTACTCGTGTCGGGCGGTGCTAGTAACTACGCGGCGCTTGCCAGTGCTTTGCTGTTTTGATACTCTCTGAGTAACACACCCGCGACGCCTCTGAGAAATCACGCGCCTCACGCGGGTTTTTATTAGACCCCATTCAACCCGTCTAGCCATCCTTGAATAACTTTCTGCTGCTCAAAAGTCAAGCCCTCCCTGCCCATCTGCGCTATGTGCTTTTCGGGCAAAAAGACGTACAAGTCGTCCAGAAAATCTATAAACCCCAGCTGGTCCACGCTGCCGTCCGAGTGAACCTCGGCTATCTCTATGACACCGCCTCTAGGGGTTACTTGAATCATGTATCACTCCCATACCCATTCTCGAGTTCCATCTCGATTATCTCGTCTTCCGTCAGCTCTCTGTTACACGAGCCACACTCGAGGTCTAAGAAGTCCAAGTAATCCTCGGCTTCCACCGCGCCGACGCCCCGCTCCCTCTCGAGTTCAAACTCGGCCAGCTGAGCCTGCAGGCTTTCAATCCTAGCGGCCGCTTGCTGAATCAGCTTGGCATCCTCTGGCATCAAGCCTAACTTGATTGTGTGCACGTAAGGCTCTGGTCCTTTAAGGACTCTCTGCTCTATTGTGACAACTGCATCTTCTGCGCTATATGTCTTCATAAGTCCCCTGGCCTAAAGCACAGGCTATGGTTTTGCTTCCTCAGGAATTCGTCAACCCATGCCTGCTGTACGGCATTCAATGCAATACCGTCGTCAGGGTAGAACCTGTAATCACCAGCTTCCAATCTAGCGAAGCCTAGCACCATCCCCAGCTTGCACTCAAAACAGTCCTCATGTATCAAATACTCTCCTTTATAGTACACTGCTGATATTACTGCGCTCATATACTCAATACCCCCACGCATTCGGCCTTAACAACACTCGTGTGAATCACAGCGAGCCCAATCTCTGGGTCAAACAAGACTATCACATCGGGCGAAGGGCTCGCAAGGGCTAGACACCAGTGAGCGCCGTGCTCGAGGCACAGGAAAGCGGGCTCGAAGCGCTCGCGTATGCGCCTTAGCCACAGCTCATTGCCGAGTGAAAGCAAGTGAACGTTCCTGTTGCCGAGCGCTCTGAGAATCCCGTAGTCGCTCGTGCCGAGGGCTTCGCTTGCGTTCACCTCGCCGACCGCTTGCTCCCATGACACGTCAACCCCGCGTAACGCGAGATAGGCACGATAGCACTGGACACCACAGTCCCACTCGCTGGTTTGCAGTTCGACGAAGATGCTAGTTTCCACGCGTCAACTCCTCTGCGTAGCGTTTCATGAGTGCCATCACGCGCTGCATCGTTTTCTTGCTGACTTTCGCGTTGACGTCTTGCTCGAACTCGAGACTACACGAACCCTCGACGCCCTCGAAGACTATCCAGCCAATGCGCTTGCCGCGCAAGAAAACTTCCTGCTGGCCTGTAAGTATTCCGAGTTTGAGTGTCATAAAACCTCAAGCAAAGCGCGAACCATCTCGCCGGACGGCACCACGTAACCTAGCGTACCTTGCTCAGACCAGCTATGCTGGTGACCCTCGACGCGGCAAGTGATTACTTGCAAGCCCCGGCGCCACACGTACAGCACGCCCGAGCCTTCCCGGCGAGCGCCCCGGTACTCCAGAAAGGTGCGAGCTGCCAGCGGGGCGGGTCCGAGGTTCTTAGTAGCGGTTTCGGCTTGTGTTTCCATACTGTATACCTTGCAAGTAGAGGGCCAAGTGTACATCCTAGCAATTACAGTGTCTTACGCCGGAAGGCGACCAGGAAAACCTTGCGTTGCTGCAAGGTTTTCCTGGTAAAGTTTGCACTACACGGCAACTGGCTCGTATATCCAAGTACAGTCTTCAGATACCGAGCCGCCAAACTTTTCTACAAACAACTGTACCGCCCTTGCCAGTGTTGCCCGGTCAAACCCGTCGCCTGTACGCCCCTCGAAGTCTCGCGTTGCAGAGCTATACCGAGAGGTGTTTGCCAGGAAGCAAACAACAGTGAGGTCGCCTGCAACAAACTTGCGCACCATATTCCCGCCACCGGTGTCCGTGGTAAACTGTACGCCTTCGCAGAGCTTGCCGACATTTCCGAGCGCGCGAACTTTGCCACTTTCAACTCGCACAGCAGCGCCTGCCTGAAAGTTGCGGCCTTTGAATACCCGGTAGACAATCTCGTTTGCCACTTGTGTTTTCATACTCTCTATGTTGCAAGCCATGTGCCACGGGCCAACCTAAGGAATTCCAGCCACTTAGCTTTCCGAGTCATCTGGTAAAGTTTGCACGTCTGCAAAGTTTGCAGGCAAAGTTTTCTGCCCCAGGCCGGCCAGTTTCTCCAGCACCTCGGTAGGCAAGCTACCTACCTCATGTAGTCAAACCATTGAGTTTGCATTTTCAAGCGCGCTCGACACTTTTGGTGTTAGACTTTTTCAGTTTTTCATTCCGGTGTTAGATGCTCCATCTACCACCTACTGGTTTCAACATGTTCCAACAACCAGGCCATACACCTAACA